AGATCTTTCTTCTTCACGATATCTTGTTTCAATATCCTTTTCATATTCGTGTCCAATAGATTTATCTTGACCTGCTTTTAAAGCCTGATCCATCATATACTTGATGTCATCATATTGGCCTTTCTCTAATAAAGATACTGAATTAAGGATTGCTTTCTTAATTTGTTGATTTTTACAGAAGCTACTAAACTCTTGCTCAACATAATCACGATCTTCGTTAGAGCTCTTTAATGCTTCTTTTAATTGCTCTACGACACTTACCTTCAATACTTCATTTTCGATCTTTCTTACCTCGACTTGTAAAGCATCAGTAGACTGCGTAGTATTGTACTTATAATAGTACCTTAATATCTCACCAACAATCCACTTGTGTGCAGGATTGTCAAACATTTCAGTATCAAGAATATCATTGATGTTTTGTAGAAACTCTTTGTGCTTTAACAAACTAGATAATACTTTAATCTGAAATGATATTCCGTATTGTTGTAACTGATTTAATGACGACATAACTATTTATATTTTTGTAACTGATTGAAATTATTAAATAACCACATGCTGACGTTAGAAATAGAATTTCCTAACTCATCCTCATGATATAAATCTAAGAATTCCTGTGAATTAAATGTCTTTTTTGGATCTAGTAGAACACTATTTATTTCTTCTATGGCTTCTTCAGGAATATTAGGATTCTTTAGATCCATCAACTTTTGATTTATTCTAAGTTGAAACTCATAGTTAGAAATAGATTGGAGTATCTTCTTATTTCCATCTTTACATTTTTCAAGAATATTATCTAGAGTAATTTCTGCCTCTGAACCTAGTTCAGGAAACTCTTTAATCATAGTCTTTTCACCAAGGCCTTTTACTCCAGGCACATTATCTCCAGAGTCTCCTAACAAGATTTTTTGCGTTAAAAAGTTTTTTGCTGTTACTTTATATTCATTCAATACTAAATCTCTGTCATAGAACTTCTTTTTAGTAGGAGAGTATACTGTTATTTTATCTGAAACTAATTGTAGATAATCTCTATCTGACGACATTATAGTCATTTCACCATCTAATTGCCCTGCAATATATCCAATCACATCGTCTGCTTCTATTTTATCGATCGATATAAGATCTACAGGAAGAGTTTTTAGATAGAAGATTAATCTTACAAGTTGAGATGTAATTGCTTCAGACTCGTCTTGTTGTGATTCGAATGAATCCCAGTTAGTAACTCTACTAATTCCTCTATTTGCTTTATAATCTGGATAGATATATCTTTTATTAGTTGATGAACCTTGGCCATCAAACATAATAATCACTCTAGTCGGTCTAACAAGCTTAATAATGTATCCTAAGGATCTTAAAAAGCCTGTTAAACCTCCTACGTGAGATAAATCTTTGTTAACCCAGCCTATAGCAGTAAATGCTCTTAGAAATGTGTTCAGTCCGTCTATCAATAATACTCGACTATTAATAGACTCTTCGATTTTCTCTTCTTTGAGTGAATCGAATATTTTTTTATATTCTTCGTTCATTAATCTTCGGTATCAAATATATCTGGTGATAAGGCCGTTTCTTCTTCTACGATATCGAATGTATTAGATCCAAGAACTTTTGTCCATTGATCAGAATACTTCTTTTTGTAATCGTCTAACTCTTTCTTATCATCATTTATGAAACCGTGTACTGTCATAATAACTTTGTTGACAGCAGTAACTCCTGTTACGTGATTTTTATCACAACTAATTCTTGTTCTCTTAGCAAACTCAACTTCTTTACCATTTTTAGTTGCTTTGATTTTATTTGTACCAGCTCTAGCAATGTTACCAAATGTAACAACTAATGAAGAGTCAAAGTACATCGTGTTACCACCTTTATTATTTAAGGTTGGTTGACCCATAGGTGAATCAGGTTTTGCAACCCACACTTTATTTACAGCAACTAATGAATTAGTATAAGGCTGAGATGCTTTTCTTGACAGTACAACTCTTTGATTAATAAAATTACCAAACTGTTGAGACATTGCTCCTGCGTTCCACTCATTATTGTTAGTTGATTTTTCAATCGACATTCTACAAGGAATAGATCCTACAGAATCCCAGAAAAAACAAACATCATGAGGAAGAGTTCCTCTCTTTTGCTCATCTAGAATATCAGCGATAAAGCCTGCAACGTCTTCAATACAATCAAGTCTTTCACGATCGATATATAAGAAAAAGCCTTTATAATCTATAACTTCACCACTATTTGGATCTGCTACTTCTTCAAATTCAAAACCCATTTCTCGAGCGTGTTTCCAATCCCATTTCATTTCTGTAATAATAAACACAGGAAGAACTCCCATTTTTTGTGCGCTTACTGCAGCTTCAAGAAGTGCTGTAGTTTTACCTGTATCAGAGTGTCCTCTTAACAATGTAATATGGCCAATAGGAATACCTGGGATTTGAAGCGTATCTTGAAATGCTTGAGAAAGTGGTATCCACCTTTGCTCTTTAAAAACTACTCCAGAAGAAAGGTTTTTACCCTTCTTAAATTTTTCTAAATCTACTGTGCCTTTTATTGCGCTAGACACGGCGCTATTAAGTGATTTTGCCATACAAAACTATTAGGTTAAAAAACCCCAACCGAAGTTGGGGAATTTATGTTAGATATCAAATAAGCTGTCAATTTCTGAGTCTACACTTGCTTTTGTAGTATTCAGACTGTATCCTTGTTTAGGGGCAGATTGTTCCCAAGGAAGATCAGATTTTGTTTGCACTACATCTGCTTGTTCTTTAATGTCCTCTTCAGGATTTAGATGCTTGAGAAGTGCCTCTTTCATTTCATCGTAAGAATACCTCTTGAATTGAGTTAGAGGATCTGGCTGGGTTTCAAGCCATAATTTAACTTTTGTAGCATCTTCTGATAAAGGAGTAGCCTTTGTTCTAACTCTTACGGTAGATGTATTATACATCAAACCTGTGGTTTCTTTACCAGCAGTTTCGACTGTAATGTCACGACCAGTAATAGGATCAGTGTAATCTCCTACGTCCTCATCTTCAGCAATGCTTAACAAGTCCATGTAAACTTGCTTACCAAATTCCCAAAGGCGAACACCTTTGTCTTCTTCTCCACGAACAATGACTGGAGCGAAAACTCTCATCTTTGGTTCAAGCTTCTTAGCTAACTGCCAATTGTCTTTTTCACTTGACTTTCTCAAGCCTTGTGCAAATTCAACAATAGGATCTTTTTCGTTAAAATTAGTCAAGCCCATCATGGTTCTGTTGTTGATACCATAATGCATGTAGACTTCTTTAAACGGGTTTGATTTGTTAAACACAGAAGGTACAATACGTACTGAGTGTTTACCCACGGTTGGCCTCCAAATAGTTTGGCTTAGGTCTTTCTTCTGTCCTCCACGTGGATTTTGTAGAGCCGACAGTCTCGATTTTAAAACAGATATATCCATAATGTAACTAATTTGAATAAATGTAAGACAAACAAAAGATAGAGAAAAATCGTTCTCTAAAGTTACACGGCGACTATCTTATGGATAGTTGTGTTTAATCTTCTTAAGTCGTCTCCTTGAGTCAATAGAACACTATTCTTATAGTCGTTCCAATTGATAATGTAAGAAGTATCTAGGACTCCTCCATTTAGACTCTTGATCAAAGTATTGAGAGCATTGATTGTATACAGGGTATTTGACTCCTTTTTTCTGTGGAGTAGGATCGTATTTGGAAGGATCTTAGTAGGGCCTCCCTCAATCTCTATATTATATGTACAAAGGAACTCTTCAGAATCTTTAGACTCCAAAACAAATATCTTTTTATATAAAATTGTATACTCTCTATTTATTTCCCTAAGGGTATCATCTAATCTATCCTTAGGCGAGAACGTACAGAATAATTTATTCATAATCAACTCTGCTGTTATTTCTGTTATTTTTTCACTCAACATAACCATTTTTTACTATTTATAAATATTGTCATAATACTAGAAAGCATAATTAATGCCGTATTTGTGTTTTACTACCATATTATCGCCTTCTAGAATGTCTTTTATCTTTTTTAAAAGTGTTTTACCATCCTCTTGAGAAAAGTCAAATAAGAAGGAGTCGTAGGTAATTAGGATTAGCTTAGTCTTCTTCTTACTAAGAAGTTTATTAACCTCTATGATCTTGTATATATTTTCTTTGGTCTCTAGGTTCTGGATTATATAGTTAAACAACTTTAGCTTATTCATGCCTGGAAGCTTCTTCAAGATCCTACCGGTCGGAAGTATCAAGGCTTTGTGAGCATTATACTTCTTCCACTCTTGTTCTATGAACTGGTTTAGTGACTTAAAGAACTCTATATCCTCGTATTTCTTTTCTATCCCGCCGTAGAGCTGCTTAAAGGTAATGGCCTTTGATTCTTTATACTGCTCAGGTGTAAGCTCGTCTACGTGGAAGTACGCGCGTCCTAGATA